CGGACGGCAAAACCGAATCGAGCGGGGGCCAGCGTCACGGCGACGCCGGGGTTGCCGGTGCCATGGTGGTATACGCCACCAGGCAGGACGGCGGCGGCATAATCGAATTTAAATCGAACGGGATGCGGCGCTCCAGCACCGACATGTCCGGTTTTATGGGTAGATGAAAATGGCAGAGACAGAGAAAAAAGCACCGCCGATATCGGAAGAGATAGCCGTCATCAGCAAGGATGTCGACGTTACCGCAGGCTACTTTCTTGAGAATCCGGATACCACCATCCTCACGGAATCGAAGGGCAAAGGGCTGAAACTCTATGACGAGATCGACCGCGACGCCCATTCCGGCTCGGTGCTGCAGACCAGATACCTCTCCGTTGCCGGGGAGCGCTGGGAAGTGACTCCGGCCGATGAGTCGGCCAGGAGCAAGGAGATTGCCGCCCTGGTCACCACGGCGCTGGAAGATTGCAATATGATTCAGGCGGTACAGGAGCTGATGCAGGGCATCCTGTATGGGTTCTATGTGGCCGAGGTGATGTGGGAGGAAAAGGATAAGGTTATTACTCCGGCGCGGATCCTGGCCAAGCACCCGAGGCGCTTCGGCTTTACCGCCGACCGGCAGCTCAGGCTGCTCACCAAGGCGCAGCCCAAGGAAGGCGAGGTTGTGCCGGAGCGCAAGTTTATGGTGTTCTCCTACGGCGACAGCGACAACCCCTTCGGCAAAGGTCTGGGTCGGCGGCTGTGGTGGCCGCTGTGGTTCAAAAAACACGGTATCAAGTTTTGGCTGATTTTCCTCGACAAGTTCGGCATGCCCACCGGCATAGGCAAGTATCCCAGCAATGCCAAGGAAGATGAGAAGAAAACGCTGCTGGAGGCGGTCAACGCCATCCATTCCGAGACCGGTGTCATAATCCCCGAGGGCATGGTTATCGAGCTGCTGGAAGCCTCCCGCAGCGGCAATGTCACCTATGAGTCGCTCTGCGAGTATATGGATTTGCAGATCTCCAAGGCGGTGTTGGGCCAGACCCTGACAACCGAGGTCAAGGGCGGGTCGCTGGCGGCATCACAGACGCATGAGGAGGTGCGGGACGACATTAAGGTAGCGGATGCCGGGTTGATGTCGGAGTGCCTCAACGAGACCCTGGTCAAGTGGATTGTCGACTTCAACTTCAGCGACGTCAAGGTCTATCCCAAGTTCAGCTACAACACCGAAAAAGAGCAGGTTCTAAAGGACCGGGCCGAGCGCGATGAGGTGCTGGTGGCCAGGATCGGCGTCCTGGTGGATGACGACTACTGGTACGATACCTACAACCTACCCCGGCCCAAGGGCGGCGCCAAGGTTGTGACTCCTCAGGCACAGCAGGGATTTATGCCGCAGTTTGCCGAGACGGCCGGGACGGCGGGAAAGACACGCACGGTTGCACAGCGGATGCTCGATGATCATGCCGCCGAGCTGGCCGCAGGCGCCGATCTCTCCGCCAACGAGGCGCGGATCCTGGAGGCGGTCCGGCAGTCGACTTCTTTTGAGGAGGCCTTCGAGAATGTGCTGGCGCTCTATCCCGATATGGATATGAGCAGCCTGCAGGACAGCGTGGAGATGGCCATGATCAACGGCAATCTCCTCGGCAGAATGGCGGCGACGGCGACGGCGGGTGTGAACGATGACAATTGAGCAATCCTTCGACCTGCCCATTCGTGCGGCCCAGGCCTTCTGGCGGGGGAAGATGCAGCTCTCCCCGTCGCAATACGGGGCGCTGTCCAGCGAGGCCAAGCTGCGAGCTTTCGGAGTATCGGGCATTGCCAAGGGCGATGAGCTCAACACGGTGTTTCGGGCTCTGCAGCGGGCTATTGACGAGGGCATCAGTTTTGAGCAGTTCAAGGCCGATGCCGGTGAGGTTTTTGAGCGGCGCGGCTGGGTGGGTAAGCGGGCCTGGCGGGTCAACAATATTTTTCAGACCAACATCCAGACGGCCTATAACGTCGGCAGGTATGAGCAGCTCCAGGAAGAGAAGGAGATCATGCCCTACTGGATGTATGACGCCATCAACGATGCCGGCACCCGTAAGACGCACCTGGCCATGGACGGCCGGATCTGGCCCGCCGGTCATGCGGTGTGGAATACCTGGTATCCGCCTAATGGTTTCAACTGCCGCTGTTCGGTCTCCGGCGTGACCAGGGGCCAGGCGGAGCGGCGCGGCATGCAGGTGGAAGAGGACGATCCCACAGACCGCATGCTGGAGGTGGTGGATAAGGAGAGCGGCAATGCGCTGGAGACGGCCAATATGATCCCCGAGCCGGGCTTTGATTATAACCCCGGTAAAAACTACTGGGAGCAGACCGAGAAGCTGATCCGGGAGCGGATCGCCGGCTACCCGAAAGAGCTGGCGGCTTTGGTGGAAGAAGAGCTCACTCCGGTGTTGAGCGGAAAAACGCCGTAAATGGCCCTATTTTGCCCGCAACCGGAAAAAGCGCCTGGTTGGACGCAGGAACCGGTCTGCGTTCGACAGGTGAAAAATTAAAGATAGTTTAAACGGCAATCGATGATCGAGCCAGGGATCAAAATAAACGACAGCGAACTCGATAAGGTTTTAGGCCGAATCGTGCAACGCTCCAGCGATAAGCGGCCGGTGCTGAAAACCATCGGCGCCATCGGCCGGGAGTCGGTGCGGCGCAACTTTCGCGAGGGGGGCAGGCCCACCAAGTGGACGCCTTCCAAGCGGGTGGAGGGCAAGCGCGGCCAGACCTTGCGAAAGAGCGGTAGGCTGCAGAATTCGATTACCTCTTCGGTATCGAGCGACAGCGTGATTATCGGCACCAATACCGTCTATGCCGCCGTCCATAATTTTGGGGCCCTTAAATTCAGTTTCGGCACGGTGGTTGCCAAGGTGCCGGCGCATCGGCGCAAGGCCAAAGGCCGGAATATGAAGAGCGGCCGCAAGAAGACGGCCAGCGGGGTGGTATTTGTGAAGGCGCATACCCGGAAAATGAAACTGCCCTGGGGCGATATTCCGGCGCGGGAGTTTATGGTGCTGCAGCAACAGGATCTGCTGGAGATAGAGGGTGAAATGGCAGGATATCTGATCGAGGGAGAGTGATATGTCAAAGTTTAAAGGTTTTCAGGATTACATCGAGATTTTCAAGGGCGGCAAGCAGGTCGATTCGAGCGGCACGGAGCATGACGGCGATTCCATAATTGATAAGGCCGTTGCCAAATTCAACGCCGCCGTCCACGAGCCTCCCGCTGTCACGGGTCACCCCAAAGACAACGCTCCCGCTTACGGCTGGGTCGAAGCGCTCAAGACCGAGGTACAAAACGGCACCAAGGTACTCATGGCCAAGTTCAAGGATGTCATGCCCGAGTTCGAGGAGCTGGTGAAGGCCGGGCGTTTCAAAAAAAGATCGGCCGCTTTCTACCCGGACGGCAGCCTGCGTCATGTGGGATTCCTCGGGGCAATGCCGCCGGCCGTCAAGGGCCTGGCCGATATCGGCTTCAATGAAGGGGCAGCGGCCACCTTCGAATTCTACGATTACCATCAGTCGGTCGTGGCCCGGCTGTTTGGTAAGATCCGCTCGTATCTCATCCAGGAAAAAGGGATCGAGGCCGCCGACCAGATCATCTCCGAATGGGAGGTCGACGATTTGAAAGAGGCTGCCAACAGGATCGAGGCGGAAGAGGCGGTCAGTCAATATTCACAAACAACGGAGGACGATGTGAAAACATTCAGCGAAGCCGAGGTCGAAGCGGCAAAACAGGAAGGAAGAGAAGCGGCTCAGGCCGAATTCGCCGAGCAGGAACGCAATCGGAAAAAGCAGGCGGCCCGGGAGGCGATAGCAGCCTTCTGCGCCAGGAAGGTGGAAGACGGCGGACCGCTGCCCGCGTGGATCGATGGTGGACTCAAGGAGTTCATGGAGGGGTTGGACAGCGAAGAGGTGGTGGAGTTCTCGGAAGAGACCAAGGTATCCCGCCTCGATTGGTTCACCGGCTTTCTTAAAAAATTGCCGGCAACGGTCAATTTTAAGGAATTTGCCCGGCGCGATAAAGATGTCCCGGTAGATGATAACGCCGTGGAGCTCGCACGGAAGGCCACGGATTTCAGAGACGCCGAAGCCAAAGCGGGACGGAGCGTGAACTTCACCCAGGCCGTTGCTCACGTGAGAAAGGGCAACTGAGCCCGGCTGTCTCAAAATTAAAGCTGAATATTAAAATTCCGTACAAGGAGCGAACCAATGAAACCGATTTTAACAGAGAATTTTACAGCGGGCGCCGTCATTAACCCGTACCGCATCTGCAAACCGGGCGCCGCCGATGGTGCAGCCATCCAGGCAGCGGCTGCAGCCGATTTTTCCTTCGGGGTCTCGGACTCCCTGGGCGCCGCGGCAATAGGTGATCGTGTTGATATTCACACCGCAGGCCTGGTCGAGGTGGAATATGGCGCCGGCGTAACACGCGGGGCGCAACTGACCAGCGATGCCGACGGTAAAGCGGTTACGGCAGCTGCAGGCAACCGCACCATCGGTATTGCCCGCGTCTCCGGCGTACTGGGCGATATCTGTCCGGTTCAGCTGGCGCCCGGCACCGTTTGATTTTGTAACTAACAACAGAAAAGAGAAGTTTCTCGCCTCTATAATCAAGGAGTAAAAAAATGAAAGCAACATTCCCAATTAACCCGGTTTTGCTGGCGATTGTAATCGCATTTCGCAATGCCGCCATGATTGCCGATGAGGTTCTGCCGAGAGTCCCGGTGGGCAAGTCGGAGTTTAAATACATGAAACATGCCATGGCGGACGGATTTACCGTGCCGGACACCAAGGTGGGCCGAAAGTCCAAGCCCAACCAGGTTGAGTTTTCCGCAACCGAGGTAACCGACAGTACCGAAAATTTCGGTCTTGACGATGCCATTCCCCAGGACGATATCAACAACGCTCCGGACAACTATGATGTGGTTGGCCGGGCCTCGGAGGGCATCATAAATTTGGTGGAGCTGGATCGGGAGGTTCGGGTTGCCAATAAGGTATTCGCCCTCGCCACCTATGCGGCCAGCAATCGGGTGACCCTGGCGGGCAACGACCAGTTTTCCGACTATGTCAACTCCGATCCTACCGGCGTGATCACCGGCGCTTTGGATAGCATGATCATGCGGGCCAATATCATGGTCATCGGGCGTCTGGCCTTCTCCAAGCTGGCGATGCATCCACAAATCGTGAAGGCGGTGCATGGCAACTCCGGCGATTCAGGGATCGCCTCGAGGAAACAGATTGCCGAGCTCTTCGAGCTTGACGATATCCTGGTCGGCTCGGCCTGGGTCAATACCGCCCGGAAGGGGCAACCCATAAGCATAGCCCGCACCTGGGGTAAGCACCTCTCCCTGATCTATCGCGACAAAACTGCTGACACGCGGAGTGGCGTCACCTTCGGTGTCACGGCACAGTTCGGCACCCGCATTGCCGGAGACTGGGAAGACAAGAACATCGGCCTGACCGGCGGAAAGATGGTTCGGGCCGGTGAGTCGGTCAAGGAGGTCATCACCGCCGCCGATCTGGGCTATTTCGTGCAGAACGCCGTGGCCTAAAAAGGCGGGGCATAATGGTAAAGCCGAGGGCGGGTCTTGCACCCGCCCTCCAGTCAAACAAACAAGGAGTGACAAGATGGCCGAGAGCAAAGAGAAAAAATATATCGTCGCTTCCCCGATCCTCTATACGAAAAAGAGGTACGAGATCGAGGAGCCGGTAACGATGGAGGCGGAAACAGGCGATCCGCTGGTTGAGCAGGGAATTTTGATCGATCCTTCAAAAAAAGCAGCAAAAGGTAAAGAGGCATGAGCTACGCCACTCTCGCCGATCTGCTGCTGAAATTAGAGGAAAGGGAGCTGGTCCAGCTGACCGACGATGCCGACCTCGGCGTGGTTAACACCGGGGTTGTCGATGCCGCCCTGGAGGCCGCCGATGTCGAGATCGACGGCTATCTGGGCAGCAAATACACCTTGCCCCTGGCGGTGGTACCTGGGGTGATCAAGATCTTCGCGGCCGATATCGCCATCTATAATCTGTTTTGCAGGCGGAACGGCCCTCCGGAGCACTGGGTGCGGACCTATTCCAACCATATTCATTTTTTCACCAAGGTGGCAGGCGGCGAGATCACCCTGGGGCAGAGCGCACCCGATGCCGGCAGTAATGGTGTGCAGGTGTCGAGCGCCGAGCGCATCTTTAGCCGCGACAGTTTAAAGGGATTTTAAAAAGACATGAAAGATCTGATTATCGCCACCAGGGCAAGCATCCGCGCCGGCATCACCTATGTCAAGGATCGGGATGTTTTTGTGACCGAGGATCTCAGGCTGATCCGAAACTCGGGCGGATATCCGGCCATTGGTATCAAGGACGGCGGGATAGTGTTTGGTTTTGAAGGGGGCGACCAGGGGGATGAGGCGTTGCAGTTGTCGTTCTCCCTGCAGGTGAAACTGGCAAAGAGTGAGGCATCCATCATGGGTGATGATTCGACCAGCTCGACGGGTGTTCTCGATATGGCCAAGAATCTGATTGCCCTGCTGACCGATAATCTGCCCGCAGGGATCGACCTGGCCCTGCCGCTGTCGGTGGGTGAATCCGAGATATTGTCTACCGACAACCTGGATGTCGTCATGCTGCCGGTGGTGATGAAGTTTGAACGCTATAGCTAACTGAAATACAGAGGAGCACAACAATGGCAAACGAAATTACCGGACGTGAAACCATATGCGGCCTGAAAAAAGCTGCGGCCTGGCATACGCCGGTTGCCTGCGGCGTAGGTGACGGCGTCCTGATCCTGGCCGATAATATCAAAGTCGGCATGGAGTTGGAGCTGGATGAGTCCGCCGGGCAGGAATGGGTGACCGAGGCCGATGCCGGAGTGGAGAATGTGGCGGGCAATATCGAGGCTTATATGCGCTATGAGGGATTCGATGTATGGCTGGCGCTGATTATGGGCTCGGCCGGTGTGCCGGCGCAGATCGAGGCGACTACGGCGTATACCAACACCTACAATCTGACCTCGAAGATAGACGGCCTTTTTGCCACCATGGCTCAGAAGAAACTGGTCAATAAGATCTGGGAGTATCCGGCGGTCAAGCTGCATGGCTTTAAGCTCAGCGGCGAAATGAACAAGCCGGTGAAGATCAGCTTCGATTCCATCTGCGATACTCTGGTGCGCGACTCGCTGGTCAATACCTCCGGCACCATGGCGGCGGTGACCGCCCTGAAGAAAAACCGCATCATCATGAACAAAGATACCGTTTTCCGGATGAACAACCAGGCCGACGGCGCCCTGGCGGATGGCGATAAACTTCATCCATCTTCGTTTGAGTTGACCTTTAACAGGCCGATGGACTCCGATTTCGTGGCCGGCCAGGAGGGAGTGGATGAACCTGCCGATAATGGTTTTCCGACTTGCACCCTGATGCTCAAATTCCCGAGGTACAACACCGCCAATGACGCCTATTTCGATGACTGGAAGGCGGCGGTCTCAAAGAAGCTCGATATCACCTTCACCGGCAAGGAGATCGACAGTGGTGAGCTCTACACCTTCAGGATCCTGTTGCCCCATGTGAAGGTGGACAGCCCGGAGGCGCCTGTCTCCGGTCCCGGCAAGATCCCCTATTCCATGAACCTCAAAGGGATGGGCGCCGATGCGGCTCCTACCGGCATGGCTACCCTGACGGCGCCTCTGCGGATCGAGGTGACCAATACCAGAACCACCAATCCGCTGGCGTAGATATGGATACGATTACGCTGGCAGATTTGATCGACACCCGGGAAGAGCAGCCGCCGGTGCTGATCGCTTTTCCCGGCTCCAGCACTTTTAAGGTGCAGGTCCGGCCCATGGGCAACAGGCATCAGGAGTTTATCCAGCAGGCCACCGAGCCGGTTTGGGATGAGGCGCTGATGAAAAAGACCATGGTGCTCAATCAGGAGGTGTATTTGCAGCTTTTCGGCGCCCATGTGGTGGTTGGCTGGCAGGGGCTGATGGTGCCTGAGTTGCGGCGCCTGGTGATGATTGCCGATTTTAAGAAGATGCGAAAATTTGCCAAGGGGGAGATCGCCTTTGACGACGAGGCGCGGCGGATCCTCGTCACCTGGTCGCCATTGTTTAAGACCTGGCTGCAGAATGTCAGTTTCAATATTGAGCTGCTCAACCGCGAGAGGGAAGAGCAGCTCGAAAAAAAGTTCTGGAAGCGGTGAGGTTCAGCCTGGATTTTCCGGGGCTGAACTGCCGCCAGTGCGGGACCAATTTTAAAGAAGATGAGATCGCGCCGGATTGCGACAACTGTCCGGTGCGGAGTTGGGACAATGAGGTGAACACCGCCCTGCATATTTATGAGCGGGCCTGCATCTGGGGTGAGCTTGACCATGGTTCGATTAACCAGGCTTTAAAGGATGTTTCAATAGCTCCGTTTCAATACCGCAGATACCGAAGGTGCGTGATTGCCATGCACCGCTTGTATAAAAAAGACGCCCACGAGAAGCAATGCCTGAATCAAAAGCCAGAGTAGCCATAGAGCTGTATGTCGATGACAAGGGGACACTGCGGGTCAAGCAGTTTTCCCAGGACTCGCAGGAGGCGTTTCGGAAGACTGAGACGGCCGGTACCGGTGCGGCTGATCGGGTTAAGGCTGCTTGGGCCTCGGCAAAGGCCGCTTTTTTGGGCGTCATTGCCGCGATTATGGCTGTGCGTGAAGCCTGGAACATGGCCAATATGGCGGCTCAGGCCAGACAGGAAAAGCAGGCGTTCGCATCCCTGGCCGCATCCTATGGCACCAACTCTAAAAAAATTCTGGCTTCTCTTAAGGAGGTGAGCGGCGGCACGGTCGATACCATGACCTTGATACGCAGTGCTGGTACTGCCATGATGATGGGCATTGCTCCGGATGATGTTATTAAGTTGATGGAGGTTGCCCGGGCAACAGCAAAAATGACCGGACAGTCCACGGTAAAGGCGTTCGAAGATGTTACCCTGGCGGTTGGGCGGCAATCGAAAATGATCCTCGATAACCTGGGCATTATCCTTGATGTCGAAAAGGCAAACGAGGCATATGCCAAGAGTATTGGCAAAACAGTCGGTCAGCTCAACGATTTGGACCGTAAACAGGCTTTTATGAATGCCACTCTTAAAGCAGGGAAGGAACTGACCGAGAAGCTTGGCAATCAGAATGATACGGCAGCCGATAAGTTCGAGCGCTTCACGGCCACTATCCAAAACATGAAAGTGGCGATAGGCGATGGATTGATTCGTGTTTTCTATTTTCTTGAAGGCGGCTTTACCGCTGTTGCTGCCGGCGCTCTGGCTCTTTCCGGCGGTATCTTCAAGATCATAGGAGGGGTCGGTTGGCTCACCGATAAACTACACCTGACCAGTGGTGCTGCCGCCAAATGGAAGCTGAATAGCGAAGCTGCATTTGGAGCCGCAGGGGATCTGGTCGACAAGGCGAACCAGTCCTACAAAGACATGAAAAGTTCCAATGACGCCATTATCCAAGGCCAAACCGAATTCCAAAATCAGCTTCGGAAAACGACAGAGGCCATGGAGGAACAAGAAAAGAAACGAAAGCAAATTCTCGACCAGCACAAAAAAGAAGCCGATGCGCAGGCCGAGGCCGAACGGCAGATGTACGAAGAGGCCGGGATCGGCGCCGAGAAATACTACAATCAGCAGGCTACCGCTTTGCTGGAAAAAGCGGCCAAATGGCAAAAAGCCGGCGGCGATGTGCTGGCTATCGAGACCTGGCTTGAGGATGAGCTGGGCAAGCTCTCGCAGAAGGCCTGGGAGGATGGCGAGTCCATAGCGGGCATGGCCATGGATAATTTGCAGGTGCTGGGCCTCACCACGGTCAATGAAATGATTTCGGCGACCACCACGGGGCTGGAGTGGCTGAAGACGATGGGCATCGAAATACAGGGGCTTGACGGCTCGCATATCGGCATTACCGCCAGCATGGACGGTTCCGGCGTTATCAGTGAGATAGACACCATCATCGCCAAAATGAGACAGCTGCAAGGGGCAAGCAGTGCGGCTACGGCTACGGCTGCTTCCGCCCAGGGCGGCACCCCATATCAAAACACCGACTCAACCAAAAGCGCCCAGGAGGTCTATGAGGCGGGTCTCAAACACGATGCCGGCAACAAAACCACGATCAATATCAATCAGCAGTTGTCCCGCTCCGATGTGACGGCGATTGTCAGTGAGCAGAAGCGCAGGGAGGCCAGAGCGTGAAACCGAAATTCGTATTAGGCGCCAATGAACTGCAGTTTTCCAAGGGGATCCGCTATCCGCTCAAGCGGCCGGTGGAAAAGATCCAGGTGATTGACCGTACCGGCGGCGGCACGCTGCAGGTCGAGGACCTGGGGGCGACCATCCGCACCTTCCCCATTGTTTTTCGCTCGCTGCCCCTGGCCGATTATCAGGCCCTGCTGAGTTGGCATGACACCATCGCCAACGGCGCCGCCAACGTCTTCACCTATTATGACGAGGCAGGGATCGCGAGGAGCGTGAGGATGCTGTCGACTACCCTCGATTTTACCGAGACCTCGTACCAGCGCTTTGCCGGGGAGCTGCTTTTAGAGGTGGTTGGATGAGGCAGGATCTGACTCCGGCATTTATCGCGGCCAAAAACGGCGCCTTCAGACGGCCGCGTCAGCTGCTGGTTTTTAAGTTTCCGGAGGCGGGCAACGTCTATCTCTCCGATCAGGCGCTTGGCGCCGCCGATGGACTGAGCAAGACCTATCTGCCCCTGGTGGAGAGCTGGGGTGAGCTGCAGGATACGGCAGGCGAGGCCACGGCCGTGGATAACGGCGAGATCCGGCAGATGAGCGTAACCCTGTGGAACGGCGGCACGCATCCGTTTTCCGATTATTTTCTGGCCGAATATCCCGAGAACGTCGAGGTCGAGTTGTATCAGTGGTTTGCCGGGCTGGCGGAGACGGACAAGGCTCTGGTCGATAGGTTCGTGGTGTCCGATCCCATTGAGTTTGACGAGGCGAGCAGGTTGCTGCGTCTGGACCTGGTCTCCATCTCGATCCGCTACGATCAGCCCTGCGGCGATCTGATCACCCGGGATGTCTGGCCCTATGCCGCCGATAGCGATATCGGCAAGGGCATTCCCCAGGCCTTCGGCGGCACCGGCCGGATTCCGGCGCTGAAGGGCAAGACCTCGCAGACCTTGCGGCTCAAGGGCTCGATTTTGAATAACACCATGTATCTCGATGTCTATGAGGATCTCGATGAGCTGTTGTTTCCGGCATCGGGCACGGTGTTGATCGATGAGGAAAAAATCCGCTACAGCGGACGGAGTGCCTCTCGGTTGATCGTGATCCAGCGCGGCTATTTGAGCTCGGCCGCCGAGCATCTGGATAAGCGGGAGATCGTCTCGGTGATCAACGATCATACCTTTTTGCTGTGCGGCGGGCCGGTGGCTGCGATTGCCAATGTGATGATCGAGGGCTATCCGGCACCGGCCGGGATCTATACCGTGCGGGCCGATCTTGATCCTGCCCGGGTGATCTTCAGCGAAAAGCCCTGGGTGAAAAAATACGGCGAGTCTACCCGTTTTCTGGAGATGCAGTTTGACGGGGTGACCAGCAGCAACACCGCCCTGCAACCGGCCTATGCCTATGATGCCGCCGATCTGGCCACCGCCGCCTGCATCAAGAGCGGCAATAACGTCCTGGGCCTGCGACAGGTGACGGTGAACCGTAATCGCGGCGAGATCCTGCGGGCCTATTTGGCGGTTGAACACTGGGAGTCGGGCAGGTTCCTCTCTGACTATGTCGAGGTCTGGGTCTCGGGCCTGGGGGTGGTGGGCCGATTGTCTCGGCCTAATCCGAACGATGAGATCGCCCTGGATGCCGATGTCGATGTCGATCATGGCCATAGCCATGAGATCGGCGGGGAGCATATTCATAATTTCGACCAGCCTGCGGTGACCACAAGCGATCCTGAACACCCTCATAGCACAGAAGCTACTGCCGGCATGTCGGCTAACGGGACGCCATCGTCGTTCAGTCACGGCATCTCTTCCAGCGGTGGTGGCTACGGGACCGTCAAAGAAACCACTGTCTGGTTCAACTCTCTGGAACCCGCGGCTCTCAGCTCCTCCATCAGCATCAACGTCACTACCATCCGCAGCGGTGCGACGGCCAAAATAGATTTTATCGAGCTGATTACCGAGTGGGGCGGGACGGTTTTGCTGGACCAATTCGACCCCTATACCGGGGCAGCCGGCAATATCACCGTCAGCGGCGGCGGCTGGTCGAGTGGTGGAACGGCTGAAAACTATCGGCTCAAGGTCCGTACCGCTCTCTATGCCAATGACGGCTCTATTACCGTCTACTACAAAATCCCGGTCATAAACTATGCCTCTCGGGTCAAGCAGGTGACCAGCAACGCTACCGGGGTTACCGCGTCCGCCTCCGGAGGCAAGGTCAAGGACACCGGCGTGGTCAATGTCAAAAACAGCAACGATGTGGTGCCACTCGCTATAACCAACCGCACGGTGAACACCGGGCCTCTGACGGAGGATCCTACGCGCACTGTGGTCAATCTTTTCGATCTGACCAACCATGTCAATTTTGACTGGGGCTGGTTTACCGGCCGCGAGATCGCCATCACCTATGTCAACGCCGGTGATGCCCGGGCGGTCTATATTCTCCATGCCTTTTTCGACGTCGAATATGTGCCCACCGAGGTGGTCTATTCCAACGAGATAACCGCCGAGGTGACCTCTCTCACAGATCGCATCCGTCCCGATCTGGCGGTAAAGAAGCTGCTCACCAGCCGGGCCGGGGTCGCCGTGGGTGATTTTGACAGTGCCTCCTTTGCCGCTGTCGCGGCAAAATTTACCGCGCTGGGCTACCGCCTGGACGGGCTGATCGAGGCCGAGGCCAGTGTGCGGGAGGCGATTAAGCGTATCTGTTATCAGAGTCATAGTCGGGTGTTCACCTCCGGAGGCAAGCTCAAGATGGTATTGCGTGAGGGGCATCCGGAGAGCAAGCCGGTCGCCCGGCAACTCGTTGGCGATAATCTGCAGCTGCGCTCGATCAAGGTGGCCCGTCAACCTCTGCGGGAGATCTCCAACCGGGTGCAGCTCTTTTTTAAACGCGACTGGACGGCCGCTGTCTCGACGGCCTCCGGGTTTCTCGATTCGGTAACCCGGGAGGATGCCGGCTCGATCAATACCTTCGGACTCAAGGCCCGGGCGGACAGCTATAATTTCGATCTGCTCCGCGATGGCGCCATGGCCGCCAAGGTGGCCGATTTTTACCTGATGACCGAGGCCTGGCCCAGTTCGTTCTACACGTTCATGGCCTATCTCGACCAGTTCGATCTGGAGAAAGAAGATGTGATCGAGGTCTCGGCCGGATTCAATCGCATGCAAAAGGTGCCCATGGTGCTGCGGGCCATGGACCGGCTCTTCGGCTCGGGCAAAAACCAGAGTATCAACCTGGTGCGGATCGTGGCCGAGAACCTCTACTACATTCTGAAAGAGGTGAGCCGGGCCGATGCGGTGCTGGTGATGGATACGCTCTCCTTCATGATCACCGAGATCGGTGAATATGCCGACGCGGTGCATGTTTTGGAAGAGCTGCTGGTGCAGCTGCAGCTGCACCGGGATGAGGCGGTAACGGTCTCCGATGCGCTGCTGAGCATATGGGAGATGCGCAGGGACCTGGCCGAGGCGGTTACTGCCACGGAGGCGGTGCATACCGACCAGGATTCGCGGCGTTGCGATGCCGTGGTGGTCGAGGATTTTCCCGAGTTTTGGTCGGTCTACGGCTTCGGCAGCGGCGCTTTCGGCCAGGTGATGTTCGGCGGTCTATCGGCCTGGCGGCAAAAGAGCCCGGATCAGATCTCTATTTTCGAGCAGCTGCTGACGGCCCTAAGCGCCGTGCGGGTGTCGACGGTTGAGCCCTCCGATCAGCTGGTGATCGGCAGCGGTTTCGGCGGCAAGGTGAGCAGCGGCTTCGGACTTTCTCTTTTTGGGGGATGAGCATGTTTGCGAAAATACTTCCCAGGGAAAAACTCAGCATCAGCGTCCAGGCTGCGATCAGGGTCTACTGCGTGCATTGCCGCCTGCATATTTTTTATCTGAAAAAGGAGAGCGGCGGCGTCTCGTTAAACAACCTGGCTCCGCTGCGGGGGGAACCGGTGCCGGTGCATTACGGGTGCCCACGGTGCGGGCAGGATTTCCGGGCCTATGCTCCGGAACCAACTCTTAAAACTGACAAGGGGTATTGGAAATGATGGGGAATATTTGGAAATGGTGTGTCTTTCAGCTGCAGGCGGTGCTGCTGATTTTTTCGAGCTGGGCAAATGTTAAGGCGGTGTTTTCGGCGTTGTCCGACGGGATTAAACCGGTCGGACGGGTACATTTCCTCATCAGGGATCAGTTTGGCCGGGTGCGCTACAGCGCCTGGCATCCCAACCTGGTTATAACCACCGGCAAGAATCATATCGCCGATCAGCTGGCGGGCAGGCAGGAAGCGCAGATGTCGCATATGGCCATCGGCACCGGCACCACTACGCCGGTGGCCGCTAATACGGCGCTGGAAAACGAGCTGGACCGCAACGCCCTGGATTCACGAAATCAAGGAACCGGAGCCGATGCCAACAAAGTGACCTATATATGTACCTGGGCTGCGGGAGACGGTACCGGGGCGATAACCGAGGCCGGGATCTTCAACAGCGCTTCGGCCGGGCAGATGCTGTGCCGCAGTGTCTTTGCGGTGAAGAATAAAGAATCCGGCGAGTCCATGGTCATGACCTGGATACTCACCATCTCGGCATAGGGAGGCAACAGTAATGGCGAACAGTTATACCAACCGGTTAAAAAAACGTCTGCCCGCAGTGGGGGATGTCAACTGGGATGACGAGTGGCATGACAACGAAAAGCTCGATGATGTAATCCAGGGTGTGCTGCTGAGTAGCAACCGGATTCTTTCAGGCGGTGCGGTGACGGACGGCGGCGGCCTGACGGCCAATTTTGAGGCCGCTGTGGTCCGGCTGGGCAATCTGCTGGCGGACGTGGAGGCGGGCAATCTGGTATTGACGGCCGCA